GCTATTGATAGTGTGCGCAGTGTTAAAGTTATCCCTCACAAAAATCCAACAATTTTAAAAGACGCCAAGGTAATTTCCGGTATTGGTATTTTCTATAAATTACAAACTGCTCGTGTAGCAACTATGGATCAAACAAACTCGTTACTTCCTCTAAACGGATGGAACGACGGTGATAAAATTTGGGTCGACAATGACACTAATAATAAATGGGGAGTATACGAAAAAGTAACAGTATGGAACCATGCGTCAACTATCTATGATGACGTTAACCAAGCTACACCCGATTCTAAATTCGGTACATCGGTAGTAACAAACTCTACAGGACTAAACGTATTTGTTGGTATGCCTTCTCGCAATACTGTAAAAATGTTTGCGAAGAATTCTTTAGGTGAATTGCGCCAAGTCGCTACACTAAAGCCAAACACAACAGACTTGGTTGATACTGTAAATTATAGTAAAGCAATGTCGGCTGCAACTACAACAGTTGCTATTGGCGCACCAGATAGTATGGGCGGCAAAGGGTTGGTTGCGGTACACAACGTTACAACCGGCGCTATACAATTTATTTGGGACGCTGACTCTTCTACTACAACTAAGTTTGGATCAAGCGTAGCAACAAGTGATGACGGTGAGTGGGTATATGTTGGCGCCCCGGGCGAAAATAAAGTATACGTTTATCGACTTGACTCTAGCATCGAACAAGAAAGCGACACCGAAACTTGGTCTGGTGGCACAACCTATACACTATCGTGGACTCCTGAAAGTGTGTACCACGTTAGAGTATTTGACAGCACATACCATTATGTGCCGGGTGTCGATTTTACACTAAGTGGAAACGAAATTACTTTTATCACTGAGCCTGCATTATTAGATACTGTGGCCTTTGTACAATCGCCAAGCTATGTACGATCTATCAGTGATGATATTGATGCTACTAGTTTTGGCGCCACTGCTGGTGACGAGTTTGGGTATAGTTTAGTAACTAGTAAATCTGGTAACGAGCTAATTGTTGGCGCACCAGGGACAGACTCAAATTCTGGAGCAGTGTATGCTATGGCACGATTCCAACAGAGATTCACATCAAATGTTGAGAACGAGTATGTTTGTGTGGGGGATATTGATGCCACTACAAAGGTATATGTTGGTAGCACGTTATTAACTATTAACACAGATTTTACAGTATCTGGCGGCGACGATAATATTATATCGTTTGCAATCCCGTTAAGCCTAGGTCAAATTGTTACAGTAATTCGTAAGGAATTGGGTCTAGTGCAAACCATTTATGAGCCAGTATCGTATGCCGCAGCCGGCAATCGTTACGGCGCAGTAATTGCAATGGATCGCAATACAGCATCGTCATTCTTTGTTGGGGCTCCGAATACATTCCTTGACGCTAGTAGAAGAGGCGTTGTATATCGTTATGCTAACCCTGGTAAGATCCTTGGAACAGTTGCATCACCAAACAGCATCGAGTACGTTAAGAACTTAATTATTAATGAAGGCAACGGCTTTGATAGTCCTGTTGGCTTGTATATCAATGGCGTGTATGTCGACTTAACAGACGCATTGGAACCATTCCCAAATAACTCTGCTCCTGTTACAGCAGAAAACATTGTTATTGGGCAAGAATACTTTATTGATTCAGTTGGCAACACTGATTTTACTGCAATTGGTGCGTCAGATAATGAAGTTGGTGTAAGATTCATTGCAACCGGGTCTGGCACAGGCACCGGGGTGGCAGCACCATCAGTAGAAGGCGGCCTAAATTATAATACTTGCGTTGACTTAATTAATGCAGCACAAATTCCGAATATTACTGCTAAAACAGCCGATGGTGTATTCTTCCAAATCGATACATCAAGTATTACTTACAATAACAAATTGGTTGTTACAAGTGATGGTTCTGACTTGTTTGAAAAACTAGACATTAATGTTTATGAGCTTTCACAAGTTATTAAGCATCCTGCTAGCAACGAAAGCGCAGGGTTTGTGCAGTCAATGAAATACGACGACACAACCGGAGTATTGATAATTTCTAGTTACCTGGACAGCGTGGGCTATAATACAGAGATTGATAGTTTTACTACTTCGTTTGATGTAAACTCAACAGTATTTAAAGATACAGTTGATCAAGCTGGTGCAGTTTACTTGTATGAAAAATTAGTTGACGCAAATACTGGATCTACTAATTACGGTACAGTGGCTTTTGTTAACTTACTAAAGAGTCCAAACGGCAACCCGCACGACCAATTTGGTTTTGCAATCGATATCAGCGGCGACTTGATTGTAATTGGATCGCCAGAAGACGACTCTATTGTATCTGGCGGCGGTACTGTGCAGGTGTTTAGCAACCCTGGTAGCAAATCAAGCTGGCAGTTATTCCGTACACAGACCGAAACAGTTGATATTAACAACGTAAGTCGTATCTTCACATACAGTGATAAATCTAAATCTATTATGTCTTATCTGGATTTCATTGATCCTGTTAAGGGTAAGATTTTAGGCATTGCTGAACAAGACATTGACTTTAAAACAGCCAATGACCCAGCAACATATAATAACAGCAATAGTCAAACTGTGTCGGCTAGCGTATCGTACCACTGGAACGAAACCCACGTAGGCAAAGTATGGTGGAACCTAGATTCGTTACGATATATTAATTACGAGCAAGATACATTGATTTACCGTAGTAATAACTGGGGCAAATTGTTCCCAGGTAGCTCAGTGCAAGTATGCGAATGGGTCGGTAGCAAGTATCTTCCAAGCCAATATGTTGAGAATGGTGGCGATGGCGTTCCGCTATACCCTAATGACACAGCGTATGTAACTGTGCCTGTTGTTAATAACGGGAATATTATTGTTAAGTACTACTACTGGGTAGTTAATAAACAAAATGCAGCCCCAGGCAAAAAGCATAGTGTATCTGTGATTGCAGATATCATTGAAAATCCGCAATTGCAAGGAGTCCCGTACGCCTTTATTATGAAGTCGAACGCTCTTGGATTAGTTAATATCCAATCCTACTTGAGCGGCACTGATACTATTCTTAATGTTGAATACAATACACTAACAACTGATTCAAGTATCCATACAGAATATGCGTTAGTTAACGAAAATGATGCAAGTAGCGTAGTTCCAACTCGCATATTAGAAAAGTTGATTGACAGCTTATCTGGCGTTGATAAGCTAGGACAAGTTGTACCAGATCCAACATTAAATGTTGCTGACCAAATTGGTATTAACATTCGCCCTCGCCAAACAATGTTTGTAAATCAAGGCAAAGCGATTGAAAACTTTGTTAAGTATGTTAACGGTGTTTTAATTCAGCATCCAGTAGTACTGCAATTTAGCCTATTAGGACTTCAAGCAGAAGATCCGTACCCAGCTGATTCTGAATACAACATAACTGTTAATACAGTTGACGATCTTAGTAAGATTGACATTAATTTAATCTCCCCTGGATACAAAGTCCTGGTACTAAGCGACAGCACTAACGTTGGTCTATGGACTCTTTATACCCTAAACAGTAATAACGAGTTTGATACAACTAGAGTCCAGTCGTTTAACACAAATTTATATTGGGATAAAGTAGATTGGTATGCCAGCGATTATGATCCTACTAGCCGTATTAACTATACAGTTCCGGCATATAAAGATATTGCGTCATTGGCAATTGTAGAAGGCGACATTATACGTGTTAATTACGATGAGCACGGTTTATTTGCTATCTACCGCGTAAATAGTGATTTAACATTGTCTAAGGTCGGTATCCAACAAGGTACAATTCAGTTGGCTGAAACATTATACAACTGGTCAACTGGGCAAATGGGTTGGGACGAGGACTTGTTTGATACAATCCGCTTTGACCAGACACCTGGTATTGAGATACGTAACATTTTAACAGCGTTGCGTGATGACATATTTGTCGAAACACTCAGCGAACACTTTAACAAGATGTTCTTTGTATTAGTTAATTATGTACTGCAAGAACAAAAGAGTGTTGACTGGATCTTTAAGACTAGCTTTATTAGCATCTTCCATAAGTTGCGTGAGTTGTCACAGCCAGCTAGCTTTGTACTTGATAACCAAGACTACTACTTGCAGTATATTAACGAAGTTAAACCATACCGCACTATTATACGTGAGTATGTTGTTGATTATGTAGGTAACGATACTGTTGAAAGTAACGTAACAGACTTTGACTTGCCTAGTATCTATGATAAGAAGTTGGGCAAGTATCGCACACCTGACGGATCATTAACTACTGACGCAGCAACATTAGCGTCAACTGGTGAGTACCAATACTGGAATACATATCGCGGATTTACAATTGACTCTATTCAATTAAGTAGCTCTGGCTCGGGGTATTTGTTCTTAACAGACACATCAAGCGACACTATTATTAGTCCAAGCGTGACAATTAGTGGTGGCGGTGGCTCTGGCGCAACAGCAGTAATTACTGGTTATAACGTACTAACTGGTGCTATCACCGAAATTACAGTAACCAATCCTGGTGTTGGTTATACTAGTGCGCCTCGTGTTACTATTAACGGAACTGGTGGTACTGGTGCGCTAGCAGCAGCTAGATTGTCTAACCAGACTATCCGTCAATTTGACAGCGTGTTGAAGTTTGACCGAACATCTTATACTAGCAATGTTGAGATTTGGTCAAGCGCGAACAGTTACATTGGGTCTAGCTTGGTGTCGTTTAACGGTGACGTTTATCGTCCACTTGCCAATGTTAGTGCTTCGGAACAATTTGATAGCCGATATTTTACAATAATGTCTGGCGTTGAAACTACAGACCCGCGTGTAGTTGTATGGAGTAATGCCGAAAGTTATCTTGCAGGGAATGTTGTTGCCTATAACGGCAGCGCCTTTATTCCTACATCAAATGTAGCGCCTTTGCCAAACTTTGATTTTAACGTATTTGAGTTGTTGCCGGGTAACGAAGTCGGTAATGCAAATGATCGTATCATTGCATATCTAGCAAGTGCAACTAAGCAAAACTTAGACTTAACTTCTGACCTTGGTAAACAAATTACAGAAACGCAAGATACTAAGTATTGGTTATCACAATACATTAGTGGTATTGAATACCCTGGTGTAAAAGTACAAGGCTTGCCGTTTAACGCAAACGTTAGTGACCAACAACTAATCGACAGTATTATTCAGAGTCGTTATGTTGATACTGCACTAGGTACCCGTCCTGAAGATATTAATATCGATGGTGGTGCGTATATTGACTATTACTCAAGTCATGCACCAGAAGAATTGCTACCTGGTATTGTGCATGACAGTATCAACATTAGCGTATTCACCAAGAGTGTTATCAGTTCTGGAAACTTAACTGTAGATCCATATGGTTCTATATTAGCGTATCGCGAGTTCTTTGACATTCACGATAATCATGACTACTATCGTATTAGCGGATTCTCAACAGCCTTCTTAGCAGAAGACGTCAGCATTACTGACAACGAAATCCCTTACTTAATTAACGAAGGAAGCGAGTTGCCAATGCCGGATATTACTCGAGCTGTTCCGGGAGTAATCTTTATTGATGGTGAGTTAATCACATTCTGGGAAAACGATACAGAAAACAACGTATTGCGCAATATTCGTCGAGGCGTTGGCGGAACTCCTATCCAACCGCACTATTCGAATAACCCGCTAACTGGAACCCAAACTCCAATTTATGATGCAAGCGCAGCACAAGAGATTCCGGACATTCAACCACGTTCTATTACAATCAGCACTAATAGTGATTTTGATAGTAATAGTTCATGGAACTACTGGAAAACCGGCACTGGCTCGTCAACATTCACAACAGCAGACAACCCAACATACAAGTTATCACTAAGTGGTAATATAGTTGCCAACGTTGGTGACGTAATTACACAAGAGTATAGCAACGGCAATGCGATTGTTCGTAGTAATGTGGTTACTGGTAATACCGTAGCTGTTGTATATAACTCGGGAACGTTTACTACAGCAAACGCAAATTGTGTAATTTATGTAAACGGTGTAGTATCTACTCTATACGCCAATGCAGTTGGCTTACTTGGAACTGTAGATTCTACCGGTAATGTAACAGTTGAATCAACTGGGGCTAATATTGTTATTCGTCAAGATAAACTTGCATGGATTGATTATGACTTTAGATCGTTTGGCCTACAGTTCCAAGATTCAGACTCGTTGCCTGCACGTAAGTTCTTAGGCGAAGGTGCAACATTAAACACCGAAGCAGACTTGACTACGTATTATACAACTGAAGTCGATGAAGTTTCAGTAAATACAATATTGATAACAGAAAATAATCAGATCTTAACAGAGGAATAAAAATGGCTATTAAATTCAGTCAATTACCAAAAGTAACGTCAATTGACACCGACTCCCTTATACCAATCGTTGATATAGGGATCGGATCAAACGTACTGGGTGTAGTAACAGGCACGACTTTTTCAACATATATTAATACTACGGTTAGTTCCAGTATTACTACGTTGCAAGATGAAATTGACGATGTTGTAGCCAACGTTTCGTCAGCGCAAACCAACATTAATTCGTTAATCTCGGGGCAAGCTGCCCACAGCTCCCAAATTGGCGGTATTCAGACGCAAATTGCAGCGATCCAAGCAAATGATGCATCATTTAGCTCTAGCATCTCTACTTTAACAAGTGGATTAACTGGGGCAAACGCAGCAATAGTAACGGCTAACACAGCAATGAAAAGTTATGTAGATTCTCGTGATAGTACGATTACCTCTGCATGGACTTCAAATGCAGCAACACAACAATCAACCCTTGACAGTTTAAGTACAAGCAAAGCTAACCTAGCTAACCCAACGTTTACTGGCACCGTTGTATTACCAAACACAACTGCTGGCGGGAATATTATCCCAAATGCAAACGTAACATACAATTTAGGATCAACTACCGGATGGTGGAACTTAATTTATGGTAAATCTGTGCAAGCACAATACGCTGACTTGGCAGAGATGTATCTTGCAGACGCAGAATATGAAGTCGGTACTGTGTTAATGATTGGTGGCGAAAAAGAAGTAACAGCTTGCCAATTTGGGGCTCGTGCTATTGGAGCAGTTTCTGCTAATCCAAGTTACTTAATGAACTCGGGACTTGAAGGCGGCACGCAAGTAGCACTTAAAGGTCGTGTTCCTGTTAAAGTGGTTGGGTCTATTAAGAAAGGTGACGAGCTAATTGCAAGCGACAATGGTTGCGCAATTGTGGGAATTCACCACTCTCATAAAGTGTTTGCGGTTGCATTAGAAACAAACAGCGACACTGGTGTTAAATTAGTTGAAGCCCTAGTTTTATAACCAAAAAATAGCGATAAATAACATATGGAACAAGATAAAGAACAGGATAAACAGAAAATGGAAACTCAAAAGCCAGAGCGTAAGCCCGATGACACTAGTGGAGTGCATATCCAAGGACACATCAAAATTTTTGATCCTGTTACAGGTGAAGAATTTGTAAACAAACGCAATGCGATCCATTACGAAAATATTTCTGTAGCACTTGCACAAAACATAAGCAACAAATCGCAGAGTTTTATCTACGAAATGCACTTTGGTAACGGTGGTACAGCAGTTGACCCAACTGGAGTTATCAGTTACTTGCCCCCAAATACTAACGCTCAGAACAGTAACCTGTATAATCCAACATATTTTAAAATTGTTGATGATACAAGCGTTAAAAACACTGACCCGGCACGTAACAACATTACAGTATTGCATACACCGGGTAACATTTACACGGATATTTTAGTTACTTGCTTACTTGACTACGGCGAACCAGCTGATCAATCTGCATTTGACAACAGCCAAAGTTTAAACGGCGATTACGTATTTGACGAACTAGGGCTAAAAGCACGTAGTTTGGATGGTAGCGAAGGCCTAACAACTACTGGTTTACTACTTACACACGTTGTATTCCACCCTGTACAGAAATCTCTAAACAGACTTATTCAAATCGATTATACAGTACGAATTCAAACTCTAACTAACTTGAGCTCGATTGGATAATAGAAGATGGCGTATATCATTTACAAAACAAATGGCCAGCAGTTACTAACTCTACTAGATGGTACAATGGACACCAGCAGGGGGATAAACCTTGTTGGTAAAAACTATGTTAATTTTGGTACTGCACAAAATGAAAATTTTGTTAGATTACTTGAGAATCATGCAAATGATACGCCACCTACATATCCTTTAACTGGACAATTGTGGTACGATACTGGTACAGCAACTTTAAAGTATTATGATGGTACGTCATTTAGTGTTGTAGCAAATACAGCGGGACTTAGTGCGAATGTAACTACGTTGAATAATGCATTAGTGGCAAACGTTGCAAACCTAAGTTCATACTTCTCAAGCAATATTGCTACGCTAACATCTAACGCAGCATCGCAAAGTACACAAATCGATGGCCTGTGGGCAAACGCCGCAATACAAGCCGATTTGCTAAATGCGTTAACTAGTGTTGTAACAGGTTCCAACGTTGATATCTCGTCATTGCTAGATAGCACTAATGCTAGGATCGATAGCACTAATAATGACGTTAGTGCATTGGAATCATCTCTTGCAATCCAAACATCGCGTATTGACGAGGTAGAAACCTCAGTTAACGATGTTAATGACTTAATTGCGGCACAGGCTGTAGTGCAATCAAACCAAGGTGCTAGCATTACTGCATTGCAGTCTGGGTTAACTGGCGCCAACACAGCAATATCGTCAGCAAACGTTGCGATGCGCTCTTATGTTGATTCAACAAACGGAACGCAAACCACACAAATTAATTCTCTGAATACTTCGGTAAGTACTCTTCAGGCAAGTTTCACATCATTCTATTCTTGGGCAAACTTAAATTTTGGTACAAGTAATTATACTAACGCAGATGTTGCGTTATATCTACCAACATATACAGGTAATGTTAGTGCCCGTCGTGTTACAGTAGTTGATGGATTATTTTGGAGTAACGGCACACAGTTTACATCGTCGATTAATTACGGAAATACAAATGTCGCTGCATACTTGGCTGCTGGTGTAACTACCGGCGATGTTACAACGGGTAACATTACAGCAGGCAACATTCAAGTTACCGGCACGTTAAATTACGCAAATGTAAACTACGACAACGTTACAATTGCTGGAAACATTATCGCAGAAAATTACATCTACTCCGGCACAGGTCCAGTAACAATTACAAGTAACAACGATTTAAATTTAGAAGCAACTGGGTGGATTACATTAAGTAGTGCGCCAAAGTTACCAACATACACAAGACCTGAGCTAGTTTCTTATACAAATCCCCCAACAGGTGGCATTGCATTCTACAGTAACGTAGGTGTTCCTGTGTATTACGATGGCTCAAATTGGAAGTTCTTTAGTAATAATACCGCAATATGAAAGAATATATTGTACAAGTCAGTGATCCAGCAGTTTGGGACACACTACATCCGGAAATTATTAATTCGGGTGGCGGAACATACATTCCAAACCGCGCAGTTCTTTGCTTAAACGAAAGACCGTTTAACGATTACCTAGCGCACTATGAATTAAGTGATGCCGAAGCACAGACGCTTGAGCAAGATCCTCGAGTCTTGATGGTTGAATTGCAAGCTGAGTTGCGACCCGGGGTTGAAAAAGGGTTTAACGTTACTCGCCCAACATACACATACGATAGAAGCACAACTACCACAGCCTCAATGAAGAATTGGGGACTATGGCGTGCAACCCGCAACGCAAATCCTTTTGGCTCAAGCACAGCACTTAGTGGCGATTTCTCGTATACCTTAGATGGCACTGGGGTCGACATTGTTGTAGTTGACACTGGCGTTGAACCAGACCACCCAGAATTTGCAGTAAATGCCGACGGGACAGGCGGCAGTCGTGTTGTTGACTTCGATTGGTATAGTTTAGGCGTGCCGGGTGTGGCTCCAGCTGGAGACATCGGTGGCTATATGGGCGACAGTGACGGCCATGGCAGCAATTGCGCAAGTATTGCAGCTGGGAATACTTGTGGTTGGGCATCTGGTGCAGCGATTTATAGTATTAGAATTTTTAGCGGTACTCGAATTCACAGCCCAACTACGTCACTTGGTGTTATTAACAGTGACGTTTGTTACGACTTAGTTAAGGCATTCCATTTAGCTAAACGAGAAGCTGGGAATATGCGCCCTACTATCTGTACGAACTCGTGGGGATATAGAACTAGTTATACTACAATTAATACAGTTCATTTCAGAGGAACTACATACTACCCAAACGGCGCTGGATTTACTCAGTATGGCGGATGTGGATTAAACAATGTGTTGCCATACAGCGGAGTTACCTATCTAAATCAAAGCGCAAACAATTGTGCCGATGCTGGAGTTATTATGGTAGGTGCCGCAGGGAACTACTGGCACCGAATTGATGTGCCTGGCGGCCAAGATTACGATAATTGGTGGTCTAGTACTACTAACGCAACTTCCGGGACATATTATCACAGGGGAAGTAGCCCAACGTGTGCATCATCGTTTATTAATGTTGGCGCATTAGATAACTCAACAGTTGAAAAGAAAGCGTACTTTAGCGAAACTGGACCGCGGGTTGATATCTATAGCCCGGGGGCTATGATCATGGGTGCGTATGCTAATAAACCGTATCAAACTAATGCTGTGGCTGACCCTAGAGATACATCGTATTATCTAAACAAGATTTCTGGCACGAGTCAAGCAACTCCTAATGTAGCTGGAATCATTGCTTGTGTTGCCCAAGCACGACCGTCAATGACTGGTGAAGAAGCAAAGCAGTTTATTATTGATTATTCTGAAAAGGATGTATTAACTACAGTTGGCTCAGACTCTTATACAAATACGTCGAGCTTGCAGGATGGTAATAATAGGATTTTGCAAATGCCGTTTACAAGCGGCGACAGAGGAAAGGTAGTCGTTGGATGAGCACTTTAGTTAAAAGATTTAACTACTGCGGAGGCACACAAACTTTTACGATGCCAGAAGGATTTGCATCGGACGTAGAAGTATATATGTGGGGAGCCGGTGGCGGCGCCGGCGGCAGTGATGGTAACGGTCCCGGTGGCAGCGGCGGCGCAGGCTTTTACCTACACTCGACAATTAATGTAAGTCCTGGCGATACTGTTAAAATTGCCGCAGGCGGCCCGGGACTTGGTGGCCGTGGTTCAACTGGCGGAGGCGGAGGCGCAGCTGGTGGCAGCTACCATGTTGGCGTTTTTAATAGTAGAAATCCACCAAGTGGATCTCAAGTATACTTTCAGTCCAACGGCGCATATTGCAGTTTCTTGAATAGATATGGTGTTTGGGAAGCAAACGGACAAGCAGGGTCGTTTGACAGATCTTATACTATCAATTTCCCAGTAACTGGGTACTACCTAATTCAGTCAAGCTGTGACAACTATGGCTATGTGTATATCGATGGAACTCAAGTTTTATACACGCCGGGGTTCACGTCAGTGTCATCGGCATCAGTATACGTAACCGCAGGAAACCATACTGTTAGAACATTGGGCATTAATACTGGTGGACCAGCTTCAATGGCTACGCTTATATCGTCAGGAACTCTTGGCGGTGGACCGGGCGGCGCCGCAGGCCCATCAGGTTGGTCTGGTGGCGGCGGCGGGGGTGGCGGATCGTCTGTAGTAATTGTAAATGGCACAATAGTTGCCTGTGCAGCAGGCGGCGCTGGTGCAGGCGGTGGTTCACATTATGCAGGCGGATACCAAGCCACTGGTGAAGTAGCTACAGGCGGATCATCAGCTGGCGGTAATTGCCCCGGCGATGGAGGCGGCGGCGGAGGTGGAGGCGGCGGCCTTACTCCGGGCAATGGTGGTGAATACGGATACGACCGCTGGCGCGGCGGATTAGCCGGTTACGCAGGAACTAGTACTAGCGGTGCTGTAATTGGCAACACTGGGAGATTTACTCACGGGACTGACTCTGGGTACTGGACTCCCCCAGTAGCGGCAAGCGGAGCAATTGAAAGCACAACCGGGGGCAACGGCGGCCCGGGCATGGTTGTGCTAGTGTTTACTAGCACCGGCAGCGGAAAAGTTAAAGTAGCGAACCAGTGGAGATCAATGTATCAGACTTCGGTGAAAGTTGACGGATCTTGGCGCCCAGTTAAAGCTGCATGGGTAAAACAAAACGGACAGTGGAGACAAATTGCCACTAGTTCACCGTCCGACATTGCTACAACCTTTAGCAATGCAGACTTTGGATAATAAAGATAAGTACTAACATGTCATACACTATTAATAATTATAACGGTACTATTTTAGCGAATGTTGCAGACGGAACGCTAGATACTACAACAAGTATTAAACTTGCGGGCAGAAACTATGCAGGTTACGGCGAAGCACTGAACGAAAATCAGCTTTGGTTATTACAACACTTTGCTAATACAACAGCCCCTGCGCATCCGATAATTGGTCAAGTTTGGTTTAATACTTCGTTGAACGTGCTTAATGTGTACGATGGCACGAATTGGAAAGCAATTGCTACAGCTGATCAGTTGTACGGGCAGTCAGGTGAAATTTACGGGGCAATCGCTGCTAATGTTGGTCTAATTAATAGCAATATTATTAGTAACGTTGCAAGTCTAACGTCAAACGCAGCTAGCCAGCAAACGCATATTACTAATTTATGGGCAAACGCTGCAACACAAGATTCGAGTATAGTAGACTTGTGGGCAAACGCTGCTTCTCAAACAACTTCGATTGCTCAAGTTAACGCTAGTGTACTTGGCGCAAACGCAGTAATTGCAACCCTGGCAACAATTGATAGCCCTGAATTAACAGGTGAGCCAACTTCGCCTACACCGTCAATTAGCACTCGTAATACGAATATTGCTACAACTGAATATGTAATGACGCAAGATGATCTTCGTCGTAGCTATATTGATACAGTAATTGCTTCTAATGTTGCGGCACTTACAACAGCATTTGAGTCGGCTGACCAATTATTGGCACCGATGAACAGCCCCAATTTTACAGGGGAACCGTCGACCCAAACTCCGGTTATTGGGGACAACAGCACACGCCTTGCTACTACTGCGTATGTAATGAGCCAGGACGCAATACGCAGAGTGTATGTTGACACTAGTATCAGTGCTAATATTGGGCTTTTAAACACTGCCGTAAACAATAATTTGGTTTTAAAAGCTCCTATAGCAAATCCAACTTTTACTGGCTCTGCCAACGCCCCTACCCCGCTTCCGGGAGATTCAAGTACACAAATTGCAACTACTGCGTTTGTACAACAAACGGTTGCTAGTGATAAATCAACTTGGCAAGGCAGTCGCAGATATATTAGTGCTAGTGCGCCTAGTAGTAACGCGGGCAACGACGGCGATTTTTGGTTCCAATACCTATAAAAATGCAGATAAATAAAATAAACTCAGAGCAGGATTCACATGTCATATAATATTACTATTGGTGCAGGGGGTAGTCAACAAACCGTTTCTATTGCTCCGGGCACAACAAATACAACCAGTACTAGCTTAACGCTAGTTGGTAAGAACTTCCCAGGTTATGGTCAGTTCTTAATGCAGAACTTTGCGCAATTATTGCAAAATTTCAATAGCCCAACAGCACCAAACAATCCTATTGTGGGACAACTATGGTGGGACACTACAAATCAAGTACTTAAAGTCTACCGAGGAACTACATGGAATGGTTTAGCTAATTCCACGATTAGTACTACGGCCCCGTCAACTGCACGTCAAGGGGATATGTGGTGGGACACAAGTACCGGACAACTAAAAGGCTACAATGGCCAAATTTGGAACGTCATTGGTCCTGCTAATACTGCCGACCAAGGTGTATCTGGTGCAGTAGTTGAGACAGTGACTGACAATTCGGGTGCAACAGATGGTAGCCAATTACACGTTGTTGTTAAATTCTACATTAGCCAGGTGTTAGTTGCGATCCTAAGTTCGGACCCAGTGTTTACTCCTTTAGTAGCATTGACTGGTTTTGCAACAATTAAGCCTGGCTTTAATATGAGTTCGACAATTTCGAACTTAATATATCACGGTACAGTTGAAAATGCACAGACATTAGGCGGCGTTGCATCATCTGCTTTTGCCCAGTTAACAGGCACATTACCGTTTACAGCGGCACAAACTATTTCAAACAATAATGGTTTAACTGTTGGCGCAAGTGGCGACTTGAAGCTAACTGCAACTGTTGGTGCTGCACGTATTACTAGCGCAGTTAATAACAATAATTTAGACTTCTTTGCAAACGTTAACGGAACATCTACTCGTATTATGAGTATTTCCCCAGGTACATTGCAAACTAACGTTACAGTTACTTGCAACAGTAACATTGGTCCAGTCAATGGTATTGCTACAAAGTCCTATGTTGATTCTAGTATTGAGTCTTTGGGCTTGGGCGGCAGCGGCGGCAATACAACATTTAACGCAAACGTAGTGCCTGGTGCAAACGTTTCTTATGATTTGGGTAGCACAACTTCGTGGTGGAACAACATTTACGGTACAGCTATCCATGCACGATACGCTGACGTTGCAGAACGCTTTGAAATCGATTCCCCATGCCCTCCTGGTACAGTAGTTGAAATCGGCGGCATTAAAGAAGTTACAGCAGTGGGCGAAGAATTAAGCGAAAACATTCTTGGTGTCATAAGTACAAATGCAGCGTACTTGATGAACTCAGAAGCTGGAACAAATATCACACACCCACCAATTGCAGTTAGCGGACGTGTTCCGGTTCGAGTAATTGGTAAGGTTAAAAAGGGCGATCGATTAGTAAGCGCAGGAAATGGATTGGCAAGATCCGGCGCTAGAACAGAAATTTCACCGTGGAACGTAATTGGGCGAGCATTGACTAGCAAAACTACCGACGGAGAGGGTATAATCGAAGCTACAGTAAAGTTAAACTCGTAATTAGGGAAATAATATGTCATATTCACAAGGCGGTTTGATTACCGCAACGGACTACAATAACATTGTTGGATCTAGTCCGAGCGCAACAACAAACCAAATTAACACAATTTGGGCAGTCGGTAATGGCAACGCCGGTTACGGTCAAACGGCTATTGCTCAAGTTTCTACAGGGAATACAGTTACAGCTACTCAGTGGGCAACAGCAGTTAACAGATTAAACAGTGTCCTAACTCACCAAAGCGGAAGTGGCAGCGGGATTGGCGCTCCTACTGCCGGTAGTATCATTGCATACCTTAGCACTTTTCAATCCAGCGTAAACACTGCATACACTAACCGTTTAAATTCGAATTCGAACGGAACTGATATCACAGGAACTGCTCCGGCTGCAACCACATGGAACACTAGTACACCAACTACGCAGACTATTACACGTACTGCAACGTTTGCAAGTGCTGACCAAGCACGTTATTTCTTTAATGCAGGCGGCAAGTTAGTATTAACGTTCTCATGTACAAACACATTAGGTAACTCTAAAGGTGCTGACTGGGCTTCATTATTGAATACTAAAATGGCTAGCATGGTTGTTGGTGCCACTACTAACAGTCGTACAGGCACAGGCGGAACAGTTTCAGCATCAAACACAGCACTAGGATATTGGGGTTGCACAACATCCAACCAAAGCATTATTACATTAACAAGTGCAAGTGGTACAGCAGACTATAGTTCTAACAGCGTAGCAGTTGGTATTAAGACAAACGGCACACAAGGTGCTAACAATGACGTTGGTACAGTGTTTACGTTTACTATTACACTAACTGATGCGGCAGCTGATACAAACACAGCACCTCCTGGTATCCCTGCTTACAGCCCGCCTGGAACACCACCAGCACAAGGTAACTTCAATGACCAATTGAATTTATCCATTACTACAAACATTACAGTTCGTCCTCCTGAGACAACCAACTTATCAAACAGTTGGGGAACTGTAACAATCGGTTAATAACCGAATTGGACAAAAGCACTCGAAAGAGTGCTTTTTCTTTTGTGTAGTTTCTGCTATAATAGCCACATGAGTGACTTACCTAAAATTGTGGAACAAGTTCGTTTGGCTACAGACTTTAATGTGAACAAACAAATTCTACGTGAAAAGATACAAACAGACTTGCACATGACCCATAATGGCGGCATGTTTAAGATTACGCCCGAGATATTGGCGTTTGTAAAAAGTATGCCACTTGACGTTATCTACATGGAAGATGTATATCAGAACCCAATCGAAGTAGATCGACAAGTATTTTTAGTAACGGCACAACAGCATTATCATAGAGTAATGAATGACTGGCATCAGCAATTCACAGAACTTAGAAAAATCCGTAAAGTCTAAAGGTGTTGTAATCTTTGCGACTAATACAGCCGAAACAGACTATGTTAGTATTGCAGAGCAAAACGCCAGACTGGTTAAACATTTTTTAGGTTTACCAACAACAATTGTATCTGCAAAAGATAC